TATTAAGGAAGTAGATGATACACCTACTCCAATTAATGAAAATGGAGAAAGGATTCTAATAATAGATGGGTTAAATCTATTCCTAAGAAATTTTGCAGTACTTAATTATATCAATGATAAAGGTGTTCATATAGGAGGATTAGGTGGATTTTTACGTTCATTAGGTTCTTTGGTTAAACAAACACAACCAACTTCAATTTATATTGTATTTGATGGGGTAGGTTCTTCTATAAACAGAAAGAATCTACTCCCCGAATACAAATCTGGAAGAAATATTAAACGAGTTAATAAAACCTCATTTAATGATATAGATAAAGAAAATGAATCTAAAACAGATCAAATCATCCACTTAATTTATTACTTAAAATGTCTCCCAGTTAAAATATTATCTGTGGATGGTTTAGAAGCAGATGATATAATAGCATTTTTGAGTACTGAAACAACCAAAACTAAAAAGAATAAAGCCTTTATTGTATCTTCGGATAAAGATTTTCTCCAATTAACAAATGATAATATCATGTTATATGCAGCTATGGAAAAAATTTTTTACACCCCAGAAAAGGTTAAAGAAAAATTTAATGTCCATTCATATAATTTTCTTATCTATAAAACATTGATGGGAGATGACTCAGATAAAGTAGGTGGAGTTAAAGGATTAGGACAGAAAAAATTAGAAAAATACTTCCCAGAATTATTAGGAAATGAAAAATTATCAATGGATCATATATATGATATATGTGCTAGTAGATATAAAGAACATATTATATACTGTAGAGCCTTAGAAAATTTTGATAATTTAAGAAAAGCTAATAAGATTATGGATTTAAGTAATCCAATGATGGATGAATCTGAAAAAGAATTTATTTTAGAACAAATTGCTTCTCCATCTTATAATTTAGATATACCCACATTTACTAAATTGTATAATCAAGACGGATTAGGAAATGTATTAAAAAATATAGATTATTGGTTAAGAGACAATTGGGTAACAATTGATAGATACAATAAAACAAAAAAATAGATTATGACACCCAAAGAAAAAGCAGAAGAACTATATAAAAAAATGCTTGGAAATGATAGTTCAACCCATCCAAAAGTATTTGGTGAAGCAAAAAAATGTGCATTAATTGCGGTTAATGAAATAATTAAAGAACTCACATCAAATGATGTTTATGCAGATTATTGGTATGCTGTGGAAATTGAACTGAAAAAAATATAATGGTTACCATACTTAACCATATTTATGATAAATAACATCAATATGGAATATAAAAAAATATACAATCAAATTATAGAACGTGCTAAAACACGTAAATTAGAAGGTTATAAAGAAAAACATCATATAATACCTAAATGTATTGGGGGTTTAGATATAAAAGAAAATTTAGTAGAATTAACAGCTCGAGAACATTTTTTATGCCACTTGTTACTTTGTGAAATATATCCAAAAGAATATAAACTTAAACATGCTGTATTTTTAATGGCTATAGGTAAACAAAAACTAAAAAAAAATACATATGTTGTATGTTCACGGGTGTATGAACGATTAAAACAAGAACATTCTCAAATATTAATTGGAAAAAAACAAAGTGAAGAAACTAAGAATAAAAGAAGTAAAAGTAAAATTGGTTTTAAATACTCTGATGAAAGTAAACAAAAAATGAGTAATTCCAAAAAAGGGAAAAAATACTCAGAAGAACACAAGAAAAATATTAGTAATTCCAAAAAAGGAAAAAATCGAAATATTACTTGGGGTGAAAAAATAAGTAACTCCAAAAAAGGAAAAAATAAAAAAGGTAAACCAATAATGAAAATAGATATTAATACAAATGAAATAATAGAAATCTACTCTTCATTAAATGAAGCTATTAAGATGACAGGAATTAAAACAATATCTTTTAATATTAGTGGAAAAACCAAAAAATCAGGTGGATTTATTTGGAAATATAAAAATAATTAATCATAATATATGGCAGCATTAAACTCTTTAGAAAATTACGGAATTGTTTTCCAAACCAAAGTCATTTCAGCATTATTAACTGATAAACCATTTCTCCAAACAGTTAATGATATTTTAGTAGAAGATGATTTTTCAAATTCTGCTCAAAAATGGATTGTTGGGGAAATAAATAAATACTACCAAAAATATAATTGTTCTCCAACAATGGAAGTTCTTAAAGTAGAAATGAAAAAAATTGGAAATGATGTATTACAACTATCTATTAAAGAACAATTAAGAGAAGCATACCGATCCTCAGATGAATCAGATTTAACATATGTTAAAGAAGAATTTACTAATTTTTGTAAAAATCAACAATTAAAAAAAGCGCTTTTAAATTCGGTTGATTTATTAAAAGCAGGCGACTATGATTCCATTAGATCATTAGTTGATAATGCTTTACGCTCTGGACAAAATAGAGATATTGGTACGGAATACGAAAAAGATATTGAAACTCGATATAGAGAAGATAATAGAACTCCAATTGCATTTCCTTGGAAAACATTTAATAATATAACTCAAGGTGGATATGGTAAAGGAGATTTAGTTTTAATTTTTGGTAATCCAAAAGGAGGAAAATCTTGGGCTATTATAGCTATGGCTGCAGAAGCAGCTAGACAAGGATTTAATGTAGTTTATTATGCCTTAGAATTAGGAGAATCATATGTTGGTAAACGTTTTGATGCTTATTTTACAGGTATTCCTGTAGACCAATTAGACAAACATAGAGATAAAGTAGAAGAAATATTAGCAACAATCCCTGGAAAAATTATTATTAAAGGATACCCTCCAAAAAGAGCTTCATTAACTAATATTGAACACCATTTAGACCAACTTCAAAATCAAAATGATTTAAAAATAGATGCTGTATTTATTGATTACTTAGATTTATTAAAAAATAGAAATAAAAATAGAGTTGAAAGAAAAGATGATACAGATGATATCTTTACAGATGCTAAAGGATTAGCTAAGGAAAGAGATATTCCAATCATTTCCCCATCACAAGCTAATCGTTCCGGAGCTGAAAAAGAAATTTTAGAAAGTAGTCATATTGCTGGTTCATTTGATAAATTAATGATAGGTGATATAGTAGTTTCATTAGCTAGAGGAAGAGTTGATAGATTAAATGGAACTGGAAGATGGCATTTTATGGGAAATAGATATGGTTCTGATGGAGTTACATATTTTTCAAAGATAGATACATCTACTGGACATATCGAAATAGAAGAAGAAGAATTTGATGTTCAATCTGCACCTGAAAATAGACCAAAACCAAGTGGAGAATTTGTAGATACAGATGAAAGAAATTTTTTAAAGAGAAAATTCTTTGAATTGGATAAAGTATAAGATTTTTTAGATATTTATATAAGTTCAATTACACTAAAAAATTATTTATGATCACATATCCCCGCATATTTTACAAACCCTTTGAATACCAACAAGCATTTGATTTTTATAAAGACCAACACAGAGCCCACTGGTTAGCTGATGAAGTACCTTTAGCCTCAGATTTAAATGATTGGAAATTAAAATTAAATGAATCCGAAAAAAATCTTATTGGAAATATTTTAAAATCTTTTGCTCAAACAGAAGTTCACGTAAATGATTATTGGTCAACCAAAGTTTCATTATGGTTTCCAAAACCTGAAATACAAGCTATGGCTCGTGTTTTTGCTGATTTTGAAAGTATCCATGCCGAAGCATATGCTCGTTTAAATGAAGAATTAGGTTTAGATGATTTCGCAGCATTTATGGAAGATGAAACTTCCAAAAATAAAATTGAAAGATTAATCGAAGTACCTGGTGATTCATTAGAGGAAAAAGCAATTTCATTAGCTATATTTTCAGCATTTACTGAAGGAGTTAATTTATTTTCTTCATTTGCTATATTAATGTCTTTTCAATTAAGAAATTTAATGAAAGGAACAGGACAAGTAGTAGAATGGAGTGTTAGAGATGAATCTTTACATTCAAAAGCTGGATGTTGGTTATTTAAAACATTAATAAAAGAAAACCCATCATTAGATAATGACCATTTGCGTATTAAAATAATGGAAGCTTGCGAATTATCAGTTCAATTAGAATTTGATTTTATTGATAAAGCATTTGAGATGGGAGATATTGAAGGGTTAAAAAAAGAGCAGTTAAAAGCATTTATTAAAGCAAGAGCTAATGAAAAAATGATTGAATTAGGTTATAATTCAATTTACAATGATATAGATCCTTCATTATTAAAACAAATGGAATGGTTTGGACATTTAACAAGTGGTAAAACCCACCAAGATTTCTTTGCTGGAAGAGTAACAAATTATTCAAAATCAACAGCAGATTGGGATGACTTATGAGAAATTTAGAACAAAAATTAGCAAAATATAAAAGCAGAATGGAACTTATAAGAACTATGATTGGCGTTATAGTTTTAGGTATCCAAATAGTCATATTAATTAATTTATTAAGTAAATAAAATGTCAATTAAACCACAATCTATTAGATCAGGAGTTACTATTTATGTCAATGAAATTCGAGCTGAAAAACCAGAAATAATTGCATTAAGCAGTGAATGGAGTGAAAAACAAGATACATTGTTTAAGAAAACTCTTAAAGATGGAGGTGAAATAACTATTAAAGGTGTACATTTTAAAATTACCCCACAAGAAAAAATATTAAATTCATTTGGAGAAAAAGATCCAAAACATATTATTGCTCCTGGAGCAGACGACAGATTTTAAAATTAAATTATGAGCATACAAGTAGACACAACAAATTGGATTAAGGGTAAAGATTACCCAAATTGGATGGATGATATTGCAGTAAGTATGATTTCAAAAGGATATTTATTACCTGATGAAAAT